TCTACCTATTTAGAGAAATCATTTCCGTTTTACGTGCGGTAAATCGCAGACAGAACTGTAAACGCAAGTTCATACGGGTCTTTGGGAACCATCAAGCAAATCATAAGCGTATATGCGCATTGAAGCAAATAGGTTTGAAGAGGAACCATACTGGATAGCGCAACTCGCAAATGACGGTCGATACGTTCTCTTGCTGCTTTGTTGCTCATTGTGACTGGAATGTCATCTCGAATCATGCGAAACATGGACATGTACTCATTCTTGCTAAAGTTGATGTTGATATATAGTTCACCGAATCCGTAGTCCTCTAACGATTGACGAATGATGTTCCAATAGGAGCGCATGCGTTCATCAAATTGAGGAGGACCTTTGGGAAGAGGGAGTTTATGTTTGCGATGGTAATACCAGAGTTGACGCAACCGTTTGCGTGTCTCGGTAGAGAGAGGAACCTTTGTATACGGATTGGTTGGATTGCGAATACACCACTTCCAGATGGTTGGAAACGAAAACCACCAGACTTTTCCAGATTCTTCAAATGCGAAGTAACTCAATGGATGTTCCCGAGAAGATTCTTCGCAAGTTTCCAAGTCTTCATCGTTTGCGAGGTTCTTTCGGCACAGAACCCCTGGACCTGCTAATTTCAATCTGCTTCGCAACAACCATCCTCGGATTCTCGCCTGAATGCGAACGAGGCGATTGGAAAGGTCTTTGTTTGCGTCTGTCCATAAGACTACGGTTTTACACCTCGCATGTCGCCCACAAAGTGTATGCCCTGGGTATGCCCTTGCAGAACATTGTTCTTTGGACCCCTTTTTCCGAACCGCTGCGCAAATCATTTGTGATTATATACTTCTTTAACTTGGGTGCGAAAACGGATTTACGGATTGTAAAAGCATACATATCATACTCAAGACACAATGGCAACTAGCGCAATCATCTCTGTTTCTAACCTCGACATCAACAAGGTCTCCTTTGGCGATATCCGCATGAACAAGGCGGGTGGCAAGACGGTTCCTATCAAGTACAACGGTCAGAATCTCCAGATCCGTCTTCCCAAGTCTATGTATCCTATGGGAATCAACATTCGCGACACCGAGAACGGTTCCAGTTATCAGTTGGCTCTGACCCTCAAGGGTTGCGATTCGTTCGCAAAGGAGCGTGCAACAGCTGAGGCAGGTGAACTCGGTTCTCTCTACAACTTCCTCCTGGATATGCAGGAGAAGCTTCTTCAGACTTCTCTGACCAACAGCGTCAAGTGGTTCAGTAAGTCTCGCACCAAGGAGGTGTTGGCGGACAGCATGAAGCAGTTCGTCTCTCCTAGCGTGGAGAAGATTAATGGCGAGTGGGTTCCCACTGGCAAGTATCCTCCTTCCTTCCGCATGAAGGTCCCCGTCTATGATGGACGTGTGACCATGGATGTTTCCGATCATTCCGGTAAGCCTATTGAGGTGGATACGGAAAACATTGGACAGGTGTTTCCCAAGCGTGTGGAGGCATCGGTGGTGGTAGCACCTAGCGTATACATCTCCAATCAGACCTTCGGTGTGACTTGGCGTGTTACGTACGCTCGGGTTTCCCCCCCTCAGCGCTTGACTGCTGCTCAGGTGTTTGCTGATGAGATTGAGGAGGAGGTTGCTCCTCAGTCCTCTGCGGTTGGACTTGAGACTGCTCCTGCTCAGACTGAGTATGAAGAGCAGACGGAGGTTGAGGTTCCAACTGCTCCTGCTCCTGCACCAGCACCTGCTCCATCAGGTCCAAAGACCGCAAACCGTCGCCGAGTTGCAGTCGCTTAAACACATTTGAGTCGGAAGGAGGAACATGAACACGCAAATCATCATCCACAAATACAATTTTTGCTTTGTCGGGGAAGTCTAGAAGAGACTGCTCCATAGAACAACCGGGAATGGGTTGCAAAGACTTGCGCCCACATTTCTGGCACGTATACACAGTTGGACGCTGGATCAACATCTTCGGTGTCACGATGCGAAATGGACCATAGAGACACTGCTCCAAGAACTTTTCAGGGGTTACCCATTCTTCATTCACAAACCGATTGAACACGGTTTCTGGAAGACCGCTCCAAAGGTCATTTTCTATTGTCCATCCTTCTTCTTGGAGAAGAGTTGCGAACTCGGAATCATAAAACCAAAGAACTTCAAACACTCCATGATCACGAAGACTGTGCTCTGTACACCCTACACGTTGAAGGTCTTCATCATACAACCAATATACATTTGCGTGTGTGTACCGAGGGTCACGAGAACCCCGATATACATCACGTCCATTCATTGTCCAAAGGTCTGATACCACATCCACGTCATTTTCGGTGATATCGTCCGATACGTCGGTATAGATAAAATCAGGTTTGAGGATTGAGAACATTGATGATACGCAAGAATCATCTTACGTATTACCAACGCGTTTCTCGAAGTATATACAAATGCCAAAGCATACAACTCGCCGTCAAAAGAAGATGCGCGGTGGAGAACGCGGTGAACTTCTATTGTCATGGACTGTGAACAACAAAGCAATGAGCGGAACAAAGGTATTTAATTACATCATGAAGGTGGAAGAAGCTCAAGATGTAGATATTTTGGAGGAAATCAAGGCTCAGGTTGAGCAACATGTGAAGGACGCAGGGTATACTTCGGCGGATATCGACAAGGAGGTACTTGACATTGTGGATGTCGAGCATTCTGGAGTTCCTCCTGCAGTACCTGACCTTGTTTCAGACACAGGCGCAGAGACAGACCCTCCCATTGTTTTTTCTGTGAAGTTCAAGTATTCTTCACGTATGGCTGGTGGCAAGAAGCGTCGCACCAAGAAGACGAAGGGACGTCGCCAACATTAATCAAATTTGACCACCACGGGAATGACTGTATGGCAAACTGACTTTGTTGCAGAGCGAGAAAGTTCATGCCGTTTCCGCCTTCCTTCTTCGTTGGGGCGAATGACTGTGGAACACGCATCCATATCTGCCTGAACTGCTTCTAGATTCGCTTCCAGGTAATCCAGAACTTCATCTTCAATCACCCAATTGAAAAAGTTCAACTGACCAACTGTGGTGTCCATTCCAAGAAACTTAATCTTCTTCCAGCGACAGAAGGGATCAAACATCTTTTTGCTGTAGGCACGCAAGTTCGCCTTGTAGCGCAGGTAAATGTTTACATCCCGACCTGTCTTCGTCAAATACGCAATGTTATGCTTTTTCGCATAATTGGTCACAAGCCAATCCAAGAGACGTAAACTGATGTTGGAATTCGCAGTCACAATATTCCGCACACGAGAGAGCACAGTTTCATCGCTATAAAAAGTTGCGAGTCGTTGGAGAACGAGGTCTTCTTTGCTTCTTACAATGTCCATAGTTGTTCCGCGATTGTTCATTGAAAATGGGTTAGAAGAGAATTGAATAAGGAGAACATGGAAGCAATCAAAGAAGAACTGGATATTCATCCACATCTTGCATATGCTAGGAGGAGGTTGGAGAACAAGACACTTGAGGAAATTCGCCAATGTATCAGAGACCTTCAAGAAGAACTCAAGAAATCAATAAAATTTTATTATACCCAAGAGGATTCGAATCAAGAAAACAAGATACGCTTCACACTAGCTGAGGCAAAGAGAATTGAACGCTATATGGAGCGTGATGATCTGGAGACGCCCACGAAACTCACCGCAGGTTATGTCCTCTCCGACTTTGGAACAGAGCTGGACGAGATTGAGCCGTTTACGACAGAACTTACGAAAACTGTAAACGATATGAAAGAGAAACTTGTGAGCGAATCCAAACTTCTAGAAGGAACTGAAATTGCCGAACGGGAAGAGATTGTAATTCCTATGGAAAATGCAGAAGAGGTTATGAAACGGATTCGGTTTTCACCAGAAACTGAGTGTAAAGAGTAATGGAAGATGCTCTCTCATCATGGCTTCTTGAGAATCGCCCCTACACTCATCTCCACACTCGTGTCAAGCAGTTCCTATGTTATTGTAAAACACTACAACCCGAACTTTCTTATGGAACTCTCAAACGAACCGTTGTTCCCCTCGTGGACAAACTCCTCCAAGGAGAAGTCGGGCGTCTCTGGAACAGGGACAGGTGTTTCGAACGAGTCATTCGACTCTACGGTGAAAACGATCAGCGCACTGCTGCGTGGCATACCAAGCGCGGAGAGATGATTACAGCATCTGAAGTGTATAAGATTTTCGGAACAGAAGATGCCC